TGTACCGGCTAACCCTGTTACGAGAGATTTTCTGCATTCTAAAATCAAGTGTGGTGATGTGCTTTCAGCTAATTTTAAGAAAGCTCGTAACCCTCGATTTCATCGTAAATACTTCGCATTACTCAACTTAGGCTATGAATATTGGGAACCAGTTGGCGGTACCATTTCACCTGAAGAAAAAGAGCTTGTGCGTGGTTACATCACATTCCTTTCATATTACACGGATAATGCTGACGTACTCTTATCTGCATCCGATATCTATCTAGAAGAAGTCGCACAAAAACGTGCGCAAAATATCTCAGCAACAAAATCATTTGATGCTTTTCGCTATTGGGTTGTAGAGCAAGCCGGTTATTACGACACGTTTGAAATGCCTGACGGTAGTTTACGTCGTGTCGCTAAATCAATCAGCTTTGCAAATATGGATGACCTAGCATTTAGCGAACTCTACAAAGCCACACTCGATGTGCTTTGGAATTTTATCCTTCGTAAGCAATTCCCCACTCAAAAAGCTGTAGAAAATGCAGTATCTCAATTATTAAGTTTCACATAGAGGCAAGACCAATGATCAAATCAAAGACCAAAGAAGAAAGACAGTGGCTATCAGATGTAGCGGAACTGGGTTGTATTTGTTGTCGCAATATGGGTTTGGGAGCCAGTTTAGCGGAAATACATCATGTTAGAACAGGGCAGGGAATGGCACAGCGAGCCAGTCATACAGATGTTTTACCACTGTGTCCGCCACATCATAGGGCATGTTATGAAACCGGCTTTCATGCATCACCTAAATCATGGCAAGAAATTCATGGTAGCGAGATTGAGTTATTAGAACAGACTAAGCAAGAAGTAATGGAGTTACGAGCATGTCGAGTATAAAGAGCATATCAGATGGGTTAAAACTTGATGATGATCAGGTTGCATGGATCCAGCCTTGGTTATCAAAATTTGGAGCATGGGTATATTCAGGGAGGATAGAAAAAAGGCAAAGCAGTATTATTGCTGAATTTATGGCGACAGTAGAAAGGCGTGATTATCCTGAGCGAGAAATGTGTAATGACGATGACGGAATGTTGATTGCTAAAGTGGTCGATAAAATTTATCACATAGACAGAATAGCGTTTACGCTCTTGTTACTGCGTTATGCCTTCGGTAGTTCAGATCGCGCTATTGCTCGTTATTACCACAATATAGCAAAACCGCGACAAATGATTAGGCGCAATAGAACGGTAGAATATAGAAAACCCTCGATGTCTACATGCAGAAGAGAAATTGAGGACATAATTAATTCAGCCGAATATTTAATTTACCCACATTTAAAAGATGCATTTAAAAAACGAGAAAAAGAGTGGAAAAGTAAAAATAATAGCAAGAACGTGTTGACTTCTTTGAGCCAATGATCCACTATTTAAGTATAAGTTGCCGTTTTTATACAGTGACCAACTAACCCAGCCTAAGCGCTGGGTTTTTTTGTATCTAAAACAGATAAGAGTTGCTGTTTCCTTTGTTCAGAGTTACATGTGTGTTCACGACCAATAACTGACCAAAGGTATTAAAATATCATGTTAAAACATAGTGATATGACAGAAGAGGCAAGACTTGTTTTTGAAGTTGTTCCGCATACGAAAGAGGTAACTGTTGGCGAAGTTGCACAGTTTACTTATTTAACTGAGCCACGTTGTCAATTGATATTAACTCAGTTGGCGATAGCGGGGCTAATCAAAGAAAACATCAAAGAAAACACATTTCAAAATATCTAATACTGTGAAAATGGGCGACTGTAAAAGTGTTGGTAGCACCTTTACAGTCATTCACCCGTTCTGGTAGATCACGGACAAACTAAAGCCCACTGCTTATGTGCACAAAGCATAGTGAGCTTATCAAAAAAGGTTCTCCTGATCTATGAAAAATACTGTGAATTTAAACAGTGTAAATTTAGTCAATGATGACTCACTCAGCTATATAAAAACACTTCCCGATAATTGTATTGACTTAATCGCAACTGACCCGCCTTACTTTCAGGTGAAGTCTTGTAGTTGGGATAATCAGTGGGAAAACGTAACATCATATTTATCTTGGCTTGATGAAATGCTTGCGGAATTTTGGCGAGTATTAAAGCCTAACGGTAGCCTTTATCTCTTTTGCGGTTCGAAACTAGCGTCAGATACAGAATTACTCGTTCGTGAAAGATTTAATATTCTAAGTCACATTGTATGGGCTAAACCATCAGGGCCTTGGCGCAGGGCATGTAAAGCTGATTTACGCAGTTTCTTTCCAAGCACTGAAAGAATTTTATTTGCTGAACATTATCAAAGTCCATACAAGGGCAAAAGTAGTGCTTATCTTCAGCAATGCAAAGCGCTTAAAGAAAATGTATTTAAGCCTTTAATTGAGTATTTTAAATCTGCACGTGAATCGTTAGGAATAACAGCAAAAGAAATAAAACAGGCCACGGGTAAACAAATGGCTTCACACTGGTTTAGTTACAGCCAATGGCAACTACCGAGTGAGTCTGACTACAAAAAAATGCAGGAGCTGTTTCATCGCGTAGCAAGTGAAAAGTTTAGTAGTAATCCTTTAAATCGTGATCATACTGATTTGATAAAGGTTCAGGCTTCTCTTAGTCGAGAGTACCAGGAGCTTGCTGAACAATATCAATTATTGCGCCGTCCTTTTTCTGTCACCGTTGATGTTCCTTACACCGATGTGTGGACGTATCCACCTGTGCAATATTACGCAGGTAAACATCCTTGTGAAAAACCAGCTGAAATGATGGAACACATTATTCGCTCAAGTAGTCGCGAAGGGGATTTGGTTGCTGATTTCTTTATGGGGTCAGGTGCAACACTAAAATCCGCATTAAAGTTAAATCGTCGAGTTCTTGGAGTTGAACTTGAGAAAGAGCGATTTGAACAAACAAGAGAGGAAATAAATAACATGAAGTCATAAAGCGGATTGGCCGTATTTTACATGCTGATGTCATGATTCAGCCCCGAGTCTCCTAGTAAAGAGCCAGCTTTGCATCTGGTAAGGGTTAATAAGAAAAGAAGCACCGGTAACGAAGCATGAAAGCCAATCGTGCACTGGTTAGATCCCTCAGGGAGCAGAGCCGAACTGGGGTTATAAACTCAAGGGCATGAGCGTGGCCACTACGAGAGTGTGGTGAAATTTCATTTCCCATAACACAAACAACTCGGACACTCCGTAGGGGGTGTATATGCGCATGGACAAATTAACCAATGCTACCTACGGAACGGCTGGCTTAACTGCCTTTTTTGCAAGTCTCTCATTGTATGAATGGGGCTTTGTAATAGGGATGGGATTCAGCATGCTCCTTGGATTAGCAACTTATCTGATGACATGGCGAGAACAACGAAAACGAACAGCGTTATTTGCTGAATTAGTTCATCGAAATTGTTCTAGTGATCCGCAAGACATAGAAAAGATAGTTGGCGAGATGCTGACTAAAGCTAAAAAGGACATTTAATGAACCTAAAACAGAAAGTGACAGCAGTTGCAAGTGCCGGTGCGGTAAGTATTGCGCTAACAGTGATTGGTTACTTTGAGGGAGTGCGTTATGAACCATACCGTGATGTTGCTGGAATTCTGACGGTTTGTTATGGCCACACTGGAAATGACATTATTCAAGGCAAGACATACACACAGCAAGAATGTGACGAGTTACTGCAGAAAGACTTTATTAGAACGCAACAACAAGTTGATGTTCTAGTTAAAGTGCCGGTAGATGATAAAACAAAAGCCTCTTTATATTCCTTTGCTTTCAATGTTGGCACCACAGCTTTTGCACGTTCTACATTGCTTAAGAAATTAAATGCTGGTGATCAGAATGGCGCTTGTGAAGAAATGAAACGCTGGGTTTATGCTGGTGGAAAGGTGTGGCGAGGGTTGGTCAGTCGTAGAGAGGCGGAGTCAGCATTATGCAATGGAAGCCTTTAATCATCATCGTCGGTTTTATACTTACATTACTCATCTCGGTTGCTGGTGGCATTTATCTCTCAATTGATAATTCATGTGTTAATGATAAAGCCAGTTTAGACAAACGCTGTCAGATTGCTTTCTCACATCATCGGTACTAATTATGAAGCATTGGAAACTTTACATTGTCATTATGATAGTGGGGACTGTTGCTGGTGGTTGCGTGCTGATTAATGCACAGGCGAAAAGAATTAACACACTGACAGAAAACAACAAAGAACTTACTACCGCACTCGAAGAGCAGAAGGATATCAATACTGACTATCAAGTACGCATAGAGCGACTAAATCAACTTGATACAAGGCGCACACAGGAGCTTATTAATGCAAAAAATGAAATTAGTCGCTTGCGTGATATTAGTGAGCGTAATCCTGACAGGGTGTACATTAAAGCCGAGTGTCCAGAAAGCACCACCACTTCCACCGCCAGCATGGATGATGCAACCACCGCCCGACCTACAGACACCGCTATCAGAAATTATTGGTTACTCAGAGAGCGAATTGCAGAGTCAGAACAGATGATTAAAGGGTTGCAGGATTATATCAAACAAGAATGCATGGAATAAAAAAGCCCAGCATGGGAGGCTGGGCAATACTAGCAAGATATCAATTAAAGTATAGCGATAGCTACTTAGTATAGCTTAAGTAGGTATATATACCAGATTGATTATTCTTATTTATCTCCTACTTAAATAAACAGCACAATATAAAAATAACCCTGTGAGTTTGATTTCACAGGGTGGCTGAATTTAAGCAAAAAATAAATACTCATTAATCATACTGCTATTTTTATTTCGTGCCAATAGAAGAAGGCGTAGCGTTGTCGCTGTCTCCTATGTTAGCCATGACCTGTTTTATTCTCGACAGATAGCGCATAGTGAGAGTCAAAAACAATGAATACCACCATTTGTTATTTTTCGGTCATTATCAGCAACGTCAGCTGTAGGTAGAAGAAAGGGCGTGACAACCGGAGAGACGAGTACAATTCATAAGAGTCAATCACAAAGCCTATTTTAACGAATGGGCTTTTTAATAGGCTAAGGAGATAAACATAATGGCAAAACCGGATTGGGGGATGCTACAACAACAGTTCCTCGCCGAACATGCTATAACAGGAATATCCCCTAAAGAGTGGTGTGAATCGCAAGGACTAAACTATTCAACAGCACGACGATACATCAAAATATCCAGTGCGCAAAAAACTGCGCACAAGAAATTGCGCACTGCGCAGAAAAAAGAAAGCGCAAAAGAGCCAATGCGCAAGAGTGATATACCCGATGCGCAGAGTAATGAATTCAGTAATGCGCATGATGATCAAAACACCTTTAGTCTGCGCAATTACGGGCTTACTGAGTTACAGGCTAAATTCGTTAATGAATACCTTATTGACCTAAATAGGACTGCTGCATATAAGCGTGCTGGTGGTAAATGTGAAGGAAATACGGCATACGCAAGCGCAAGTCGGATGTATAGAAATGTTAAGGTTAATCGGGCAATCACTGACGCATTAGCCGAACGGGAACGCAGAACAGAGATAACCCAAGATGCTGTATTAAAAATATGGTGGGATATCGCAACTGCAGACGTTAACGAGCTGACCGAATACCGTCGATTATGTTGTCGTCATTGTTGGGGCTTTGGTTTCAATTACCAATGGCGTGATTCGATAGAGTTTGAAGACGCTATTAAGAAAGCGCTTACAGCCAATAAACCGCCTCCTCAAGATGTGGGTGGCTACGGTTACGATGAAACATTAGATCCAAATCCTGATTGCCCTCGTTGTAACGGTGCCGGTATTGGTCGTGCGTACTTTCATGATACGCGTGATTTAACAGGGCCAGCTCGTCGAGTATTTGCTGGCGTGAAAGAAGGGAAGTTTGGTGTTGAGGTTATTACCCGTAATCAAGATGAAGCGCTTAAGATGGTTGCACAGCATTTAGGCATGCTGAAGAACAAGACGGAATTAACGGGTGCCGATGGTGGACCTATTCAGACAACAGGAATAGATTTAAGTCACCTAAGTTTCGAGCAACTTATTCAATTGAGAAAAAAGGGCGAAAAGTAGTTCTATTTAACATAATGATGCTAATGCGCCCCTTCACTTTTGAACTCAACTAAAAACACAACCAAAACCGCTAAAAGTAACAATCTTCTTTCTGTTTTAATGCTGTTTTATTGTTAATCAATTGTTATCAAAAACATGAAAATCATTTCGTGCCAATTACGGCATGAAAGGGTTATTTTTGTCACTTTAGGTATCTCTATGGATGTCAATTTCGACTTGTTTGATGAAGAAGTCAGGAGAGAGATAGCTAGACGTAGTTTGCACGAATTTATTCAGTATATAAACCCTGAATACATTACAAGCCATTTTTCTCAAACGGTATGTGATGCGCTCGACCAGTTCTTGATTGATATGATGGCAGGTAAGCGCCCTAAATTAATATTAGGGGCACCGCCACAACACGGTAAGTCTGATATTGTTTCTCGCTATCTTCCCGCTTATTTCTTTGGAAAATACCCTAACATGCGTGTGGGTGCGCTGTCTTATTCCTCAGATTTAGCCGGTGATATGAATACCGATGTTCAGCGCATTATGATGTCCGATGAATATCGCGTGCTATTTCCTAAAAGTTGGTTAGGCAATAAGCCTGAAAACGGCATTGCAGTTAAACGTAATTCTGACGAGTTCGGTATCGCTAATCACAAAGGCAGTTATGTTTGTGCCGGGGTAGGTGGCCCATTAACGGGTAAGAAAGTTGACCTCGGCATTATTGATGACCCGATAAAGAACTCGAAAGAGGCACTTAGCCCAACTGTTAAAAAATCAATTTGGAACTGGTACGTTTCGACCTTTAAGACCCGTTTATCAAAAAATAGCGGTGAAATTATCATGGCCACTCGATGGGCAACTGATGATTTGTCTGGTCAATTAAAAGAAAAAGCGCCTGAAACCAAGGTGCTTGCATTCCCTGCCATTAATGAGAAAGGAGAAGCGTTGGTACCAGAGTTACACCCAATCGACAAACTCCTTGAGACAAAAGCAATCCTCGGTGATTACTTTTGGTCTGCAATGTACCAACAATCACCTAAGCCGGGTGATGGTCAAATCTTCCACGAAGAATTTGCTCAGTACTATCTACCGAAAGACCTACCTGAAAAATTCGATAAGGTTATCCATAGTTGGGATATGACCTTTAAAGACAGTGACGGTACTGACTATGTGGTGGGGCAGGTATGGGGCAAGAAAGATGCAAATGCTTATCTACTGTATCAAATTCGAAAACGCATGAGCTTTACTGAAACATTAAAGTCGGTGAAATGGCTAGCTGAAAAATTCCCTGAAGGGCGACGTAAGTTAGTGGAAGATAAAGCTAATGGCCCTGCTGTAATCGACTCTCTCAAATCAACCGTATCAGGGTTAATTCCCGTCGAGCCAGATGGTAGCAAGGTTGCTCGTGCTCATGCGTGTACCGCTGAATGGGAGGCTGGCAACGTGTGGCTCCCCCATAAAGATATTGCGCCGTGGATTGTGGAAACCGTAGAGGAAATTACTACATTCCCGTTTGCTGGCCATGACGACACAGTGGATGCCATGACGCAAGCATTACGCGATTTATATCAGAAGAAAAAAGGCAGTTTCTTCACAACTAAGAGGTAATTCTATGTGGTGGCCGTTTAAGAGGCGAAAAACAGAACCACTCGCACCGGTTAAACGGTCAGCATTCACAACTGACTTATATCCTGCGCTGGCGCGAGAACAGGGCTTTGATGGGATTAATTTACCCCAACCCACAATTGCAGGTGTTGCGATGGATAGCATTGATAGTTATGTTCCCTCATTTAAAGGTGAGCAGGTTTACGGTGTACCAGAGTCACAGGCTTCTTGGTATGCCTCACAAATGTTTATCGGCAACAATATGTGTGCGGTTATCGCTAAACACTGGCTGGTGGATAAAGCCTGCAATATGCCCGCGCGTGATGCAATTCGCCAAGGCTACGATATTGATTGTGATAACGATGATGATCGCGCTATCAGTAAAAAGCTCCGTAAACGTGATAAAAAATACCGTATTACACACCAACTGAAAGAGCTGGTTCATTTTGGGAGAGTATACGGCGGTCGCTTAGCATTATTCGTTGTGGAGACATCAAACCCGAAAGAGTGGTACGAAAACCCGTTTAATATCGATGGTGTGACTAAAGGGATGTATAAAGGTATTAAACAGATTGATCCACAATGGGTAACGGCCGATTTAACGGATTCCAATGTTCAAGATCCTGCCAGCATGGATTTCTACGAGCCGACCTATTATGTGATTGGTGGGCGTAAATATCACAAGTCTCACTTTATTAAGTTTGTACCGTTTCCTGTTCCTAACGTGCTTAAGCCAATGTACAACTACTTTGGCGTTTCAGTGCCAGAGCGTATTTATGAGCGTGTCTACGCTTCAGAACGTACCGCCAATGAAGCACCACAACTGGCAATGACTAAGCGTTTACTTACGATGGGGATTGCAGATCCAGAAAGCGCTGATAAGGATCTTATTCGCGAAAATATGCTTTATTTTATGGAGATGCGCGATAACTACGGTGTGCAAATGACGGGCAGTGAAGATACGGTTCAACAGTTCGACACCTCATTAGCGGATTTAGACGCCACGATTATGACGCAATATCAGCTGGTGGCATCGGCTTCCAATGTACCGGCAACAAAGCTATTAGGCACCACACCGAAAGGCTTTAACTCAACAGGGGAATACGAAGAGGCTAATTACCGCGAAGAGCTTGAAAGTATCCAATCAAACGACCTTGAAGAGCTATTGCAACGCCATTACGACATGCTAATGCGTAGCGATGGTTTACCTGTGACAGAAATCTCTATCACATGGGCGCCACTTGATAGCCCGACGGCTGTTGAGAGTGCGGATATTGAACTGAAAGAAGCGCAGACCGATGTGGCACTGGCTTCGACGGGTGCGATAGATGGGTTAGATATCCGTAAAAAACTGGCCAGCAATAAAGCGTCCAGCTATTACGGCATTGAAGTGAACGAGGCAGATTATGTCGAGGCGAATACGAGTACGAACGAAGCGAGCACAATGGGCAACCTCTCGCCAAGCAGTAATGAAAGGGAAGCCCCTGCAGTATTCAGTCGCCCCAGCTAGTCGTTATCAAGGTGACATGTCACGACTCATTAATGCAATGATTAAAGACTATGAAAAAGTGTTTAGCGAATTAAATGACGACTTTGACGGTTTTACGATGGATGCCAGTTTTGCCAGTCAAACACGCATCTGGCTTAACCGGCTAAAACGCAAATGGGATAAGATTTTTAAACAAAAATCCACAGAGATTGCGGATAAATTTGTTTCCCAAGTCGATATAGGAGCAAAGCGTAATTTAGATGATTCTCTCAAACAGTTGTCAGGGGGGATCACCATCAAAACCCCAGCCATGCCCGAAGCTCTGAAAGATAAAATTATTGCCTCTACAGCTGAAAACGTATCGTTAATTAAATCTATTCCACTGCAATTTCATCAACGCATTGAAAGTGTTGCATTACGTTCTATTAGCCAAGGTGGTGAGGGCGCAAAGATGCTATTAGAGGAAATTAGGCATACAGGCAGTGTGACTGAAAAAAGGGCGAATTTTATCGCTGTTGATCAAACACGAAAAATCACGACTGCAGTGAATTATGAGCGTATGAAATCTGCCGGTATTCGTAAGGCGGTTTGGCATCATTCGGCTGGAAGTGCTGAGCCTCGTGAGTTACATCTGCGTCTGGATGGTGAAGTGTTTGATTTAGATAACCCACCTGTGATTGATGAACGGACAGGTGAGCGTGGCTTGCCCGGACAATTACCAAACTGTAAGTGCTTCTGGACACCCGTAATAGATTTCGGTGAGGAGACATGACCAAACGACAATATGATTTAAACGGCTGGCTGGAAGTGAAAGATAACCCCATCTCTAAAGTTGGGGTTTTTGATTATTTAGGGTTTGAAATTGGCGCACCGATACCCGAAAAAATTTACAAGGTGTATCGCCCACAAGAAGAACTGGCCAGCACAGAGACAATTAATTCGTTCAAATTAATGCCCTTTGTTGATGAGCATGAAATGTTAGGGAAAGACGGCACACCTGCAGAGACAAAAGGGATACAAGGGGTCATCGGGGAGCGAGTTTATTTTGAATACCCCTACCTCAGAGGCAATATCAAAATCCTGTCTAATTCAGCGCTTAACCAAATTGAAGGAGGAAAAATTGAATTATCTCCGGGTTATCGCTGTATTTACGATTTCACACCAGGCGAATTTAACGGTGAACGTTATGACGCCATACAACGGCATATTAGAGCCAACCATCTTGCGTTAGTTGATGAAGGGCGCACTGGCGCTGATGTTGCTGTGCAAGACCATTCCGTTATTACCATAGACACAAAGGAACTTATTCGCATGAATCCTGAAGATGAAAACAAAGACAAACCAACCACTGATGAGGGGGCGTTTACGCCCGAGCAATTGGAAGCGTTAAAAGCCATGATCAAAGAAGCAATCACCAGCGCTAAACCTGCGACAGATGATGAACCAGAAGATAAAGATAAGCCTTCAACTGATTCAGACCCTGACGAAGAGCAGAAAGCAGAAGAAGCAGTGGAAAAAGCCGAAATTGCCACAGAAGAGGCTGAATCTGGCGAACCTGAAGCAGTCGAGAAAGCCGAGGTCGCCATTGAAGAAGCTGTCGAAGCGATTGAAGAAGCCAAAGGGCATCTTGACCAAGCCACTACCGATGGGCTTCATCGTCGTTTAAAACGCTTAAATCGTAGCATGACCGCCATGGACGAAATGGCATCGCTAAAACGTAAAATTAAGCGATTAGAAAAGGCCAAACCGGCAATGGATACGGGGGAGTTACTCAAACAAATCGGTGCGCGTGATTCGTTAGCGCATAAATTAACGCCATTTATTGGTGTGTTTGACCACTCAGCCATGACTCAACAACAAGTTGCCGAGTACGGTGTTGAAAAACTGGGTATTCAATGCAGTAAAGGTACAGAAGCCATTGCTCTTGATGCTTGGATGCAAGGGCGTGTGCCTGATTCTCAAAAGACCAGCTCAACAATGGACTCTGCAGTGAGCAATAAATCAATTATGGATAAATGGGGAGCTAAATAATGGCAATTCCTAAATCAGTAGCAAACGGCTTAATTTCTGGTGTTGTCGGTGAAATTAGTCATGCAGGTCCTATTCGCGCTGTTTCCGCCATTCTCAGTTCAGCAGATGAAAAGCTGAATATTTTCGGTCGCGCCTATACCTACAAAGATGATTCCGTGGAATCTGTTCAAGTCGGTGGTAAAGGTGTATTTGCGGGGATCATGATTAACCCTAAAGCCTATCGTATCGAAGAAGAATTCGCTCGTAACGGTACGCAAGGTGAATTCCTGACAATGGGGGAGGTTTTCGTTGAACTAAAAGAAGTGGCAGGAAAAATCAACGCACCGGTTGTTTTTGATGAAGCAGACGGTTCGCTATCTTCGAAAGCCACCATTAGTGCCGGTGATCGTGTTATTGGATTTATCAGCCGACACCTTGAGTCAACAGAAAGTGCTCACTTGGGCATTATTCGTTTAACAGAAATCCCATATCCAGCATCTCCAAAGGAAGGTGAATAATGCCAGTCAGTAAAATTAAGTTTCACATGTCTGGTCGTGATGTCAAAAAACATGGCCAACTAAATATTAACCCTGATCAGAAATGGACATACGGGGAATTAGCGCAAATCGGCTTTGGTGGTTTTTCTGCGATGGACTCCGCGATCAGCGGTGGTGCAATGCAGGGGGGCTTAATTCAACGCGAAATGTTGCAACACGTTTTACCGGGTGTCATTCGTACCGCAACGCGTGTGCGTGTGTTAGATGAAATCACGGGTATCGTCAATGCGGGCGAATGGCATGATGAAGAGATCATTCTGAATGTGGCGACACCAACCGGTAAAGCCGAACTTTATGGTGATCATACCAATGTGCCATTAGCATCTTATGCGCAAGACCAAGAGCGCCGTGGTCTCGTCCGTTTCGAATTAGGTTTCCAAGTGGGGAAATTAGAAGAAGCGCGCCAATCGTCAGCAGGCTTTGTTGCGATGGAAGAAAAGCGCAATTCAGTGACTGAATCATTAGAGCAAGGGCGTGAGCGAGTGGGTTACTACGGGTTTAATAGCCCTGAAACGCGCGTCTTTGGTTTGATGAATGAGCCTAACTTACCCGCCTATGAAACCGCAAAAGGCAAATGGAAAGGCGGAACCTTTGCGGATATCACTGCCGATATTACTGATATGTTCTCGCGTATTGAAACGAGCTCTGGCGGTATTATTAAAGATGACACGCCAATCACCTTAACATTGCCGTTAGGTTTTCGTTCTGCACTGAATGTGGCTAATCCTGTCGCACGCGGTGAAACAGTCAAACAATGGATAAATGAAAACTATCCTAATATGCGTCTGGTTTTCTCTCCTGAATTTGTTGGCGCAAACGGTGGGGCTGATGTGGCCTATATGTTCGCAGATAGCATTGATGATGGTTCAACGGCAACCAGTGCGGTGATCCTTCAGGTGGTGCCTGTGAAATACCAGTTATTAGGTTCACTCAACCAAATTAAAGGGTATATGGAAGATGCAACCAATGCGACTGCAGGTGTATTTGTGACCCGTCCGTGGGCGGTGACACGCTTAACCGGCATTTAATCTTACCACTTCTCTTTTTGCGCCCTCATTTGAGGGCTTTTTTATATCTAAACAACAGGAGAGCACTCCATGCCTCTTTACGCATATTGCACCTTATCAAATGACCAGAACTATACCGTGAAAGACGGGAAAGTGTTTATTGCCGGTCAAGCGAACGTGATGACCAAACACATGTACACACCACGTGGTCGTGTGACGGAAATTTCTGACGAGCAATACAAACAGCTCAAAGAAAATCACGTTTTCAATCTTCATTGTGACAATGGGTATATTACCGTTGAAGAACGCAAAGAAGATCCCGAAAAAGTTGCTACCAATATGGAAGCGAGCGACCAATCAGCTCCTGACACACCAGAATCGTTAGAAGCTGAAAAGTTAGACGTTCCTAAAACCAACAAAAAAGGTAAGTGATCATGGAGACGAGCACATTTCCTTTAACGTCATTCCGTGTGCTCTATCCGCAGTTTAACGGTGTGGGTGATGATGAAATAGATATCATTGCTCAATCTGCGTTGAACTATTTTTCTGCCTGTAAGGGTGTTTGCACTAACGAGCTGTGGATGCTCGTTGTTGCACACATGCTAACACTCAGAAAAATGATTGCTGATGATGAGTCGCCTACCGGTGTGGTGACGAGTGTGACTATCGATAAAGTGAGCGTGTCATTTACGGCACCGCCTGCCGGTTCGGATTGGTCGCACTGGTTTAAAATGACCACCTTTGGCCAGCAGTTTCTTGCACTGATCAAACGTTGTAGCGTCCCTCAATATTTGGGTGGTGGTGGCGAACGTTCAGCATTTCGTGGTGTAGGTGGGCGATTTACGCGAGGAGGGCGATTACGTTAATGACTAAATTAGCGCAATTAAAAGCGGTTTACGATGAATTGGCTAAAAAGCGATTAAGTGTTGGTTTCTTTGAACACGCAAAATATCCCGATGGAACACCGATTGCTTATGTTGCCTCTATTCAAGAGTTGGGCTATCCGGCTGGTGGCATTCCTCCTCGCCCATTTTTACGTCCGACCATGAATGACAAAAAGCAGGATTATAGTCAGTTAATTTTTCGAGCAGTGAAAGCGTCTGTTAAAGGCAATATCACGCTGGATAATGGGCTGACACAAATTGGTGCGACGGTAGCGGGGGATGTGAAAATGGCAATTAAAGCAGTCACCACCCCAGCGCTGGAAGAGTCAACGGTCAAAGCAAGAGCACGTCGCCATAGCAAAGGGAAAGCCACTGATAAGCCGTTAGTTGATACCGGCCAAATGCTTCAAGCGGTTAGTTTCGCAGTGGAGGATAAATAATGTTTGGTAACTTAAATCGTATTGCCTCACGTTATATTCCCCAGCAAAAGGTGCTCTGGTTTCGATTTAAAGAACGGGTACCCGATGAGCGAGGGAATGACCAAAATTATTATTATGATCCGATAGAAGTTCGTGGCAGTTGGCAAGCGGTTGATACCCAAGATGTTCAATCAATGGGATTAGATACGAGCCAAGTGTACCGACGCTTATATACCTCTCATGATATTAAAGCTGTGCAACGAGGAACATCTCCTGATTTCCTTGTATTCAATGGTCGAAAATATGATGTGGTGGGTGATGCAGACTGGTACGAACAAGACGGTTGGAAATCGGTGATCTGTATCGAGGCGGGTACTTATGACGGATTATGAAGTTGATATCGCCATTCGAAAACAGCTCTTGTTGCAGTTAAAAGTGGTCGGTATTGATATCTCCGTTAAAGCGGGTTTTCAATCTACTAAGCAAGGCCGTGAAGATAATATGGTGATGTTCTTTCCCATTAATGAAAACGGCTACGGCTGGCAAGGGCGTAAATATAACGTTCAAGGCAATAAAGCCAATCACCAAGAAAACCAGTTATCCGAAAAAACGTACCAAGTTCAGGCTTTCGTTACCCAGTTAGGCCATTATTCAGCGAGTGATATTACCGCTATTGTCAGAATGATCGCCAATTCATTGCCCTTTGTTGAAGCTCTCCGCAAACAAGGCATTGGCGTTCAGCGGGCAAGCGGTATTCGAACACCTTATTTTCTGAATGACCAGGGCAACTACGAACAAAACCCTTCATTTGATTTCAATGTGACATTTAATCGCACACTTCATCCTGATACAGACGCCGTGAGTGCGTTGTATCCCGATATCTATCGTATTTAAGGAACGTTATGTCTATCAAACAAACTCGCTATGTTGATATCGCGAGTGCGGTGATTGGCGCGTCTGCTGTACCGATGCGTAAGCTCACGGCTCGTGTTTTTTCAACAAACCCTAAAATTCCTGCTGGTAAAGTGCTTGAGTTTGCCAGTGGCCAAGTGGATGACTTATTAGGTACTGACTCCCCCGAGGCGCATTTTGCGCGTCAGTATTTCAGCTATGTCAGTCCAGCACCGGCAAGTAAGCCGAAAGAGCTACAAATTGCCTCTTATGAGCCTGTTGGTCGAGCACCTACCTTGTTTGGCGAAAAGACAGGCGATTTAGCTGATTTAAAACTGATTAATGAGGGTGAACTCAATATTACTATCGGCAAGGTGACTAAAACAATCACTGGGATTGATCTCTCTGAAAGTAAGTCATACGCGGATGTTGCAACAGCGGTGCAAGCGAAATTAAATGCAGAAAGCGAGCCTCAATTTGCTAGCGCTTATGTCACATTTAATTCGCTGGATAGTGCCTTTGTCATTAGCGGTGGTGTACAAGAGCGTGCAGATATTAGTGTGCGTCAATCGGTACTTGCTGATGCAATGAATATTAGCCACGGTACATCATCAGCCGGTAATCCAGCGCAAACCCCGTTACAAGCCTTTATTGCTTCTGAGGCTGTTTCTGACTCTTTTGGTAGTGCAACATTTTTAACGGAACTCTCATTAGAGCATGCCGTAGAGCTTGCGCAGTACGTGGCAGGCGAAAACGTGAAGTATCAATTGCACTTGTCTGTGACCAATCAAAATGCAGAAGATTTTAGCGGGGCGTTGGTGGGTACGGCTTCAACGGGCTTAAACCTAAAAACAGCAGATAACTTCTTTGTTCAATCGTTACCTATGGCCATTATGTCCGCCACGGATTATGACCGAACCAATGCGACCACAAACTATATGTATCGTCAATTTGGTGTCACATTCCCATCGCAAATCACGACCGATATCGATGCCGATCGCTTAGATAAACTACGGGTGAACTATTACGGAGAAACGGCGGTATCGGGTTCACATATCAGTTTCTATCAACGTGGCTTTTTATGTGGTGGGGTTGCTAACCCATTAGATATGAGTGTCCATGCTAATGAGCAATGGTTAAAAGCCTACATCGCGCAACAGTGGTTTAGTTTACTTATGGCCACACGCGGAGTACCCGCCAATAAAGACGGTGAAGCACGGGCGATGATGGTGATTGCGGGGGCGGTGACCAAGGCGATTAATAACGGCACGATCCTAGCGGGAAAAAACTTAACCGATGTGCAAAAAATCGCAGTGACAGACGCTTCTGGTGATGATTTAGCGTGGCACGATGTACAAAACAAAGGTTATTGGTACAACGCTCAAATTGTTGAAAATACAGGCCCCTCTGATTTGCCTGAGTACGTGATGAAATATGTATTGATTTACGGTAAAGGCGACTGGGTTCGTAAAGTCGAAGGCTCTCACAACTTAGTGTAAGGAACACAATATGCATGATGTATCAGCAACCGGCTTGAGTATTGTTATTCAGGCTCATAAAACCTTTCCCGCCGGTATTCAAATTACCGCCTTCGCAGATGATGCCGATCCGTTAGATTTGCCTGCCGTGGACATTGCGCAAACAGGAATGGATATCAACGGTAATTTGGTGACATGGTCAACGCCAACACCTCAAACGGTCACCATTAACGTCTTAGCGGGCAGTGAAGAAGACGAAAATCTCGCTATCTTACTGGAATCGAACACCGCACGACGTGGACAACGGCATGCAGGGGATATTATCACCATGGTCGCTTCGTATGGTGATGGTTCAACAACCACGGCACGTAACGGGAAAATTACCAATGGTAGTCGTGGTAGCTCTGTTGCCAGTGCAGGACGACACAAATCCAAAGCGTATACCTTCGTATTTCAAGACTTCGATCGCACTCGCGCACGTTAATTCTAGGCGGTTATTCCGCCTTTTTTTATGGATATTAATCATGTTAATTAAACCGAAAGAAATTACGATCACCGATGCTGATCGTGAAGAGCACACTTTTATTATTAGCCGATTACCGGCAACGATTGGACGTGAAATTCTGGCGAAATACCCTTTATCCAATGCACCTAAAATTGGCGACTATGAAGTCAGCAAAGAAGCCATGTTAAAGATGATGGCGTATGTTGCAGTGGAAAAAGAGGGGCAAGAGATTTATCTGAAGACCAGCACATTAATTGATAACCATGTGCCCGATGGTGAAGCCCTTATTCGTCTAGAACTGGAAATGTTGAAGTATAACACCAGTTTTTTCGGCAAAGACGGGAGCCAAGGTTTCCTCCAATTCCTGCTCAACAAAATCACCGGTTCACTCCCGTCGATTATAAAAACGCTGATGGCTTCTTTGCCGTCATCATCTCAGCCGGTTTCGCCACGCTCACCGAACTCAAAACGTCAATAGATTTAGAAGAGGCGTTTGATTTATGGGAAATCGCCATTACCAATCGTTATAACGAAGCGCTGGCTTCATCGAAAGGATAGCTTATGGCTTTGCTAGATACCTTTGTTCAAGTATTCGAATTTGATACTCGCCAAGCCGATGATGCGTTTAATCGGGTGAGTAAATCGACCGATGACATTATCGCTGAGATGAAAAAGGCGCAACAATCGGCAACGATGGGCGCTGATGGGTTTACGCAATTTATTCAAAATCTATCCGCACAATTGACAGAGTTATCATCAAACTCAGTCGATATTCATGTTAATAGTGACACATCCGGAATTGCTGACAGCTTGATTGCGGAGATAGATCGCATTAAAGAAAGTGCGACGGACAATTCGCAATCGGTGAATGACTTTATTCAAAGTGTGATTGCCAGTATTGAACAGTTATCAGCAGGGGAGGTGATAAATATTGAGGTTGAGGCAGGTGATACACAAGAAAAAATAGCCTCAGTCACCGCTAAAATTGATGAATTAAAGTCATCAATGAACTTGCTTGATATCCAACGTAACGAACTGTCACAAGGCGTAAATGAAAGCCGTGTTTCATCTGAAACGCTCAATGCCCAATATCAACAGATGCAAGATGAGTTATCCCTTCTCAATAATGAATTGGTGTCGCTCACTGATGCAGAGAAAAAGAACCGTGAAGGTAAAGAGGTCATTGATGCCATTGTTACCGCATTAAATGCCGATTATACGCAATTTATTGAAACGATGCGGACAAAAGGTATAAAGACAGCGATTGATGAAGCTAAAGCCCAAGAGCATCTACAAAAAGAACTTTCAGAAACCGGCTCTAAATATCAAGAAGCCGGAAGTTCTGTTGCAGGATTTGCGACAAAAGCACTTGGCGCTGTCGGTATTGTGATGAGTATTGGCACTATTTTTGCCGAATCTGTTTCTCGTTCTCAAGAAATTGAAACGCTGGACAAGCTGGGTAAACAAATCGGCGTTGCGACTGCAGACGTTGATGCGTTTTCTGGTGCGATCGCTGAGTTAGGTGGTTCTAGAGAGTCTGCACAAGCCGATTTATCCGCAATGGCGAAATCGTTCGGTAATACGAAAGACTCAATGGAAAAGGTACTTCAAACCGCGGATAAAGTTCAAGGCATGAGCTTTGATAAAGCAAAGAAAACACTGGAAGGCATGGGGGTATCGGACGAAAAAACCATTGAATTAATGATGAAAGGGCGCAAAGAATTAGAGCGCACAATGGGTATTCAAAAAGAGTATTCAGGCATTAGCAAGGAGAGTATTGAAAGCTCAATTAAATTTAATAGTGCTATGGCAAAATTTCAACAATCATCAGGGTTGTTGAAGAATAGTTTTTTAGAAATGGTGATCCCCGCTTTATCTAAAGGATTAGAGTGGTTAACAAAATTAGTCACTTTTTGTAAGGAAAACAAGCACATTGTAGTCGGTTTCTTTACTGCTGTTGCAACTATTTTGCTGGGGAAATATATCTATGCTATGAAGTTGGCCAGTATTAGCACATGGACTACGCTTTTTCCTATTATTGCCATTATCGCTGTTATTGCCCTATTAGCGGCAGCTTTTGCAATTGTTTATGACGATATCATGAACTTTATCGACGGCAACGATTCAATGATAGGTCGTATTCTTGAAAAATACCCGCGATTAAAAGTCGTTATTCTTGCATTGTGGGAAACATTCAAAAAGCTCTTTGAATATCTAAAAGCTATCGTTGGTGTTGTGGCAGATATTGTTGTTGCCGGTTGGGAGCTAATGGCATCAGGCTTAAAAGCTTATGTTAAGTATTTGCTGAGTTGTATTTCAGTCATTGCAGGTTGGGGTAAATCCTTTGCAGGTGTATTTAATACAGTCAGTGATGCCGTTGTGAGCGCGTTTGAATGGATGTGGGAGCAAGTTGAAAAAATTATTGGTTGGGTAAATACAGGACTTAATGCGGTTAAAAATGGTTGGAAATCTGCCAAAGAGTTTTTTGGTTTTGGAGGTGATGAAGCTGAAATTAAAATTACCTCTGATGATGCGAGTAATTATTTAAGCGCCTTATCGGCAAAACGTAATCAGGTAGCAAGTGCAGGAATAGATACATCAGAAATTGATAAGGAAATTATTGAACTCAAGAAGCAATTAGACAATGGACTAGACGCATCAAAAATTATAGCGGATGTTGAGGAGGCGAATAAACGTTTAATGATGGCAAGCCATGATGCAATGAATCCTATTACCAGCCAAGCTATTAGCAATCAATCCAATGTGAAGAATGAAAGTAACGTAAGTATTGGAGAAATTAAGGTTGAAACTCAAGCCACAGATGCGCAGGGTATGGCATCGGGCGTAAAGGATGCATTGCAAGATCAACTCGCCGATTTCAATCAGCAAAACTCAACGGGGGTAGCAAAATGATCACAGAGGTCAAAATTTTTGATTTAGCGTCGTTTTCTACACTGTTTGATAGCGTGAGTCCGATTCAAATCAATGTAAGAGATGAGCATAAGGCAACACAATTTCAAGTTGAAAGTGGTGAAACTCGCAGTGATCATGTGATCATTAACCCCGTTGAGATTGGTATAGATTTGCTATTAACGGGAGAGATGAAAAACATCTTCTCATCGATGCAACAAGCTTTTGACGAACACAAACTTGTTGGTATTCAAACCCGAGTAAAAACCTATCAACCAATGTTATTAACGGGTTTTAATCATGATGAAATACCTGACATGATAGATGCGATAAAACTGTCGCTACGGTTTGTTGAGTGGCGCACCGTTGAGCCTGAATACGGAGATTTACCGCCTCGAGCCACTCAAAAGCCAACGCAGTCATCAACGGTAAATCGGGGAAATGTGCAAACAAAAGACGCCGATACTGAGACTAAGAAAAAAGGTTCGGTCGCAACACGTATCGCAGATGGGGATTGGAGCTTCTAATGAAAGTCATACCCTTAAAAGCTATTCCAAACCAACGCTTATCCGTCAATTTGAAAGGTGTTAATTGGACGCTGACAATAAAAGCCGGTCGCCATGCGATGTATCTCGATATTGAACGAGAAAGTGAGGTTATCGCCGTAGGCATGCGTGCGGTGGCAAATACACCCATTATTCCTTATCGCTACCTGACTGATGGTACAAATTTAGCGTTTATAACAGAAAATGATGATCTGCCCTGGTATGAATCATTTGATAGAACCCAATCATTAATTATTTGGAGTGATGATGGACTTACGACGAATACGGGTGGGGATTGAAGTTGCAGGACGATTGCAATGGTATGAAGGATTGCGTATTAAAGCCAACGGTACCAAGTATGCAAACCCCTTACAAAACGAATGCACAGTTAGCATTGATGGATTAAACGCCCACACTCGAGATTATCTGCTCACTGAAACCAGCCCTTATCATAAAAGCAAACAAACTCGCCGTCTTTACCTTGAAGTAGGACGCGTCAATACGGGATTATTTCGTATCTTTACCGGTGATATTGTCAGTGCAGAAATTGCCTCGCCTCCTGATGTTACGTTAACCATTAAAGCCAAAACTAATAATGCCAGTTCAGGTGATATTGTTTCTTCCAGTGGTGGCGCCATGCAGAAAATGAGCGAGATCGCTTCATCAGTAGCTAAGGATTGCAAGGTTAGATTGGACTTTCAAGCCACCGATAAGAATATTGCCAATTGGTATTTTTGCGGTTCAGCGTTACAGCAAGTACAACGACTGCAGGAAGCAGGAAACGTTAAAGCCTTTATTGATGATGATACGTTATTTGTAAAAGATGACGACAAAGCACTAAAAAGCCGTTTGCGTATTTTAAATATGAATTCAGGCATGGTGGGTATACCGAAAGCCACCGAAAAAGGGTTGTCCGTTACCTACTTAATTGATGGCGCCTCAGAACTAGGAGGGATGCTACGACTCGAGAGTAAATTTAATTCCGCACTTAATGGTGACTATATTATTGAGCAACTGAAATTCGATGTTGCTTCACATGATGATCCTTTCTTTTATCAGGCTACCTGTAAACGAGCATAACCATGAATAAACCCAATACTGATATTGCCAGTGATGGTTCGCTGGCAGGTGCGCTATCGTCTGCATTTCGTAACCTGATGATGAATACAGAGGACATGCTCCCTGCAACAGTAGTCAGTTATGACGATAAAACCAATCGTGCTGTTATCAAACCACTGGTGATGATGGTAACAACGGAAGGGGGAACAGTCGGGCGAGCACCATTGGCCAACATTCCCGTTTTTAGATTTGGGGGAGGCGGTTTCTTTATTCGCGCACCCATTAAGCCGGGTGATTTCGGTTGGATAAAAGCCAATGACAGAGACATTAGCCTGATATTTCAGCGTGGAGGATTGGAGGATCAACCTAATACAGCACGTCTGCATTCATTTAGTGATGCGATGTTTTTTCCTGACACCATCAAAGGTTGGGTCATTGATGGAAAAAACATTGATGCTTTGGTGATCCAATCAATGGATGGCTCAGTCTGTTTCTCTCTGCATAACGATAAAGTGGTGCTAGAAACGCCAAAATATGAAATCAACGCCCTTGAAACTATATTTACTGGCAATGTCACGGTAAATGGTAATTACGCGGTAAATGGTAATAGTGATTCTAACGGTGGCACGATGAAACACAATGGAAAAGATATCGGTTCTACGCATCAACACAGTGGTGTTGAAACCGGTCATGGAAATACAGGAGCGCCTCTATGAGAACATTTTCAATCGATAAAAATAATGATCTCTTTATCGGCCCTGATGGAAACCTCCAATTCAGCGAAAAAGACGATGCGGTTAAAAACCTTTGTCAGCATTTTGCCAAGGCTGTGCGTGGTGAAATGTTACATAAAAAAGATAAAGGTATTCCGTTCTGGCCAACAACCTTTGGTCGCCAAGCTGATATCCCGATGTTTGAAACGGCATTTAGACAACGTATGAGCGAAATTGAAGAGGTGGTTGAAGTGACGCATTTTAGCGCCACAGTGGAAAACGGTGAATTGAAGTATCAAGCAACCATTCGCACGATATACGGAGGGTTTACACTGAATGGCTGATTATCGTTATATCAATAATAAAGGCGTTATTCTTCCCGACACGGCCACAATACGTGATGAAGTCGAAAGCGAGTTTCGTGCGGTGTTTGGTCAATCGATTAACCTTGCCCCTGAAACACCGCAAGGGGCATTAGCGACGATGGAAGTTGAAAACCGTGATGCAATGGTGAGAAACAATGCCGAGTTAGCAAATCAAATCAATCCCGATATTGCGGGTGGCGTTTTTCTTGATGCAATATGGGCGCTAATGGGTGGCCAACGCATTAATGCCACTCACTCTTATCTTTCCAGCGTTGAATTTAGTGGCGTACCTGGCACCATTATTCCTAAAGGCTCATTAGCGTCTAGTGTTGCCGGTGCCATGTTCGAAACAGTTTCACCCTTGATTATTGATAATACCGGCAAAACAACAGGGGATATGAGGGCGGTTGAATATGGTCCTGTTGAATGCGGGGCTGGCCAACTTAATTCTGTGGCTAGCTCAGTATTAGGTTGGGAGAAAGTCAATAATCCCACTCATGCGGTTGTTGGCCGTTATGCTGAATCTGATATCAAAGCAAGGCGACGACGTAAGCAAACTTTGGCTAAAAATACCGTCAGTGTTGCAGAAGCGATCACCTCTTCACTGTATGAATTAGAGGGCGTTAATTCACTGTCTTTTCGAGAGAACTACACCGATGCGGTGCTCACTATTGATGGAATTTCTCTATTGCCTCACAGCATTTACGTTTGTGTTGAAGGGGGCGATAGTAACGAAATTGCTAAATCATTGCTGAGAACCAAAACCATTGGTTCGGCGTTTAATGGCGAGATTGAAATCGGTGTTGTAGAGCCAGTGAGTGGACAAGAATATAAAGTGAAATTTTCACGCCCTAAAGAGATCACCGTTTTTTGTCGAGTGACAGTTAAAAAATCAGCCGTTGATGCGCAAACTATTATCCCCAGTGCCATAGAACAATGGACGCGCGGAGAGTTGGACGGCGATAACGGTTTGATTGTTGGGCGTGAAGTATCACCTTTTGAGATAGCCTCTGCAGTGAATACTGTTGAGCCTCGTCTGTTCGTGACTAAAGTTGAATTGTCACTGGATGGGAAAGTGTGGAATGTTGCATTAATTCCGATTGCCATTAATCAAATCGCACGCTTGCAACGGGGTGCTGTGCAAGTGGTGATTGTATGAACGTTCAACAATTTGAGTTTCATTCAGACCTATTAAAAGCGATCCTCTGGCAGTATGAAGATGCAGAGAATTTAAAGAAACTCGCCAGTTTTAAGGCCTCTCATTTTGAAAAGTCGATGGTGTCATTTTGGCAAAACTGGTACCGAGATGTGTTTAATATCGATACGGCGAATGACTTTGGGTTGTCGATTTGGTCACGCATTCTGGATGTACCCTTAGGTATTGATATTCCACCGAGCGATAAAAATAAAATTGGGTTTGGTTTTGGCAAAAAGAAAGCCAATTTTAAATCTAACTTCCGACGTAATGCGGATTACACCTTGTCACTGACTGTTGATCAAAAACGCATGTTAGTACGAATGCGCTATTTTAATCTGACACAAAGTCCTACGGTCACCAATATTAATGAATTTTTAAAACGTTTCTTTTGGCGTGATGACAGCAAAGTTTTTGTCCTTGATCCGCTAGATATGACTTATATGTATTACGTCTTTAACTTTAACCCTGACGAACGTCTACGGGTTCTTCTCGAAAACTTTGACTTAATGCCACGCCCTTCGGGTGTTGGCGTCAAATATCGCATTGTGACCAAAAAAGCCTTTGGTGTTGGTCAACATCGTAAAAACTTCTTAGGCAGTAACTTCGGAGCATAATTCCTATGACAACTATTTTTAAAACCCCCTTTGCAACACAAGGGGATAAGGCTTCTATACCCGTAGAAATCCAATCAGACGGCTCAGTGTCTTATACACAAGGTTATGGTTACGACTATGAGCGTGACCAAGTCACAGATCCTGCTGCGAAAGATATTGAACGTGAAAAAATGAACGGGATATTTCACGATATCACGGAAGCGATTGGCGAAATTCAGCGATTTGGTTTTCCAAAATGGGATGAAGCCGGTAAGCCGTATGCGATACGCACTATTGTGTATCATAAAAATAAAGTCTGGCAGTCTAAAGTTGAGAATAACAATATTGAGCCGGTTGCCGGTAATGCTTGGGCAGAGTTAAAAGCTGATATCACCGCGAATGAAGTGGGTGCTTATAACAAAGCCGAGGCTGATAAACGTTTTCAACCATTAGGTAATTACACACCATCTGGTTATAGTTACTCAAAGGCAGAAACTGACACCAAATATCAGCCAAAGGGTAATTATGCGCCAGCAGGGAACTATGCCAATAAAGGGGATAGTTACACTAAAACGGAAAGTGACGGACGTTATCAAGCGAAAGGGAGTTACCAGCCATCAGGTGATTATGCGACTAACTCAGCGCTCAATAGTGGACTGAATAATAAATTTGATAAAGGTAATGTAACTCAAAGTACGGGAACGTCAACGGTTCATGTGATGAGCCAGAAAGCTTCTACAGATGCTTTTCAACCTAAGGGAAATTATCAGCCTAAAGGTAATTATGCGTTAGTGGGTGCTTCATATACGAAGACTGAGTCGGATGGCCGATATCAAGCTAAAGGAAGTTATGCAACAGCTGGAAGTAGCTACACAAAAGCGGAAAGTGACGGACGTTATCAAGGTAAGGGAAATTACCAACCAGCTGGCAATTATGCGCTAGTAGGAGCATCGTATACTAAGGCAGAGTCTGACGGTAAATACCAACCAAAAGGCAGTTATCAAGCTTCTGGTTACAGCTATTCAAAATCAGAATCAGATGGTAAGTATCAGCCTAAAGGGAATTATGGTGCAAAGAATACGGCGAATAAAGCAGATAATGGATGGCATAAATGTGCAGATACGGGAGTAATCACACAATGGGGTACTAAAAAAATAACATATTCAGATAATTATATAAACCTACCAATTCCATTTCCTAATAAAATGTTTAGTATTTCGATTATTGATGGCGCAGGGAAGCACTCTGTAGGGTTCAATAAAAGTAAATCAAACAATACAAAAGTTTTTACCGAGATGCCTGCTCCTGAAATATTAATATATTGGCTTGCAATAGGATATTGATATGTACTACTACAACTCATCAAAAAAATTTCTCTGAAGTATTAAGCAAATAAAATTATATTCGAGTGTTAAAAATAGGAAATTACCTAGATGTTTAATGGCCTCAAAAACTAGAATAACCAGGGTGTGTTCCTAAAAATCAAGCACTATTTTATTATACTCACGACTACTAAAATTAGTCGTGAGTATGCTTAATTTTATTGAATCTCAGAGAAGGCTTGAACTTCTTCATTTGCATTCAATATACGATCATGATTTTTTTCTTTTTCAATAAATTGGTCATCAAGTTGATAACCAATAATTTTTGAAAGAATATATTTATTCATTAGGCCACTCAGCCAACCATCCTTATTTCTAAAAGACTCAATAAAATCACAATCAAATTTTGGGTTATTAGATTTATATAAAAAAGGAACTAGGA